GCGCCTGCGCGGTGGTGGCGTCCGGTATGTGCCCTTCGGTGGCTTCCTCCACAAGTCGTGGATCCCGAAGTGGGCGTCGCCGTGCGCGCTGGCGTGCACTACCTGGAATTACAGCGACGATCACGCCGGCGATAAGCGCCACATCATGTCTGGCTTCATCGTCGGGACACTGATCGAGCAGAGGGCGTTTGTGGTGTTGTACGATGGAAGGCCGAAAGAGGTGTGAGGGAGCGACCATGTGCGGACGATACGGCGCGTTGGATAGCGAGCGCATCACCCAGTTTGCCCGCGACCTTGGCGCCAGGGGCTTCGAGATTCAGCAGAACGATGATGTGCGGCCGACGAACCAGGTGCCGGTCATTACGACCGGGATGGAGACGCTGCGCGTGAGGTGGGGTATTCAGCCCGCCTGGGCAAAGAAGATATTGATTAACGCCCAGGGTGAGACCGTCGCCGAGAAGCGCACGTTCGCGGCGGCGTTCCGGGACCATCGCTGCCTGATCCCTCTGGATTGCTGGTACGAATGGCGGGACGAAGGCGGGTCTCGAAAGCAAAAGTTCCGCTTCCAGCTTCCCGGTGGCACGCCGCTTCTGATGGCCGGCATCTGGTACCCGGCCGGCGAGGACACACCCGCCGCCATGGTGTCGCTCACGACCACCCCCAACTTCGAGAGCAAGCCGATCCACGACCGCATGCCCGCCATGATCGACCCCAAATACGCTCGCCTGTGGCTGGACGGCAGCCCGACCGAGGCCTTGCAGCTGATCGGCCCGCTACCGGATGGCAGCACGGTGGTGAAACGCCTGTAGTCTCAGGACTACACGTTTCACCAGTGATGTCTTACAGACAAATGACTGCGCCCTGCCCCACCCTACCGTATCCGGCTCTCAATCACGGTGGCCGGAAAGGAGGTAGCAGCGCATGGAAGCGAACAAGACCTGGACGGTCATCATCGAAACGCCATCAGGGCTGGAAAAGGTGGTGGTGATACGGTACCCGCGCCGCCCCACAAATGATCTGGCTGCCGGTTTGGTGCGGCTCCAATTGGGTCTCGATCCAGTTTCGGAATGCAGGAAACACGAGGACGACGCGAGCCTGAAGGCGTTAGAAGAAGACGGCTATCAACTTCTTACTATCGAACAGCCAACAGAGAATTAATTGTGCGCTTTACAATTAAAAGCCAGTTAAGTCCACCACCATAAAGTAGGAGTTATCAACTATGAATTGGGTAAAATAGAAGCTTTCAGGATTGTCGGTCACGAACGCCCAAATCACACCCTGAGATATACTGAGAGAGGCGGCGGTGGGCGTGGAAAGCATCATCGCCATGGAAAAAAGGTAACCCTGAACGATCGGCTGGGCGCCAACAATCTCTGCTCTATAGCGCCGCGAGACCCGCCCACACACTACGCCTATTTTCTCAACGCTGTAACTTTGGCTGTCTGTAGCTTCTAAGCTGGGATAGTGCAAGAAATCTACAACGCGGAACGACTTGAAGCGCGAGTCATAACGCTTTTCCCCCGCAGCATCGGCGACAACCAAGCCGTACTGGCCACCACCGATCAGGTGGTTTTCCGACACATCGAACACATAATACTCAATTGGCGCGCCCTGATTCTCCGAAACGATCTGGCAGATAAATTGCCCGCCGCCTTCATCAAAAACGTTATAAAGGGTGACTCGGTTTGAACCCGACGCACGGAGGGCGATCACAGGCGCGACGACACCCGTCAGGGTTACGTTTGCATAATACATTGAGGACGCATTACCGATACCAAAGCGGGTGGTCGGATTCACTGTCCCCTTGGTGATAAAAGCAAGGTTACTGTAATCACCATCAATCTGGACCTGATCGGCTTGGTTGGTTACACGAAAGCCAAACGACATTAATAGACCCCGTAAAATACTATTGTAGATCGCCGGTTGGTCGAGCCGCCGAATGACCAAGTCACCACGCTGCCGGTGAGCTGGATTTCTGGCGGCCTATCATTTAATGAGGCAGGGACGGCATCCAGCACGAATATCCAGAACGTGCTGCCGGCGGGGACTCCCGAACCGATGTCCAGCGAGCCACTGGAGGTTCCGGTGGTTAACCTCCCCAGGTAGCGCGTCAGCCGCCGCGTGACTTCGACGTCGGGCTCGCCGTTGGGGCCCCAGGTCTGCAGGCCGAAGCTCATGCGGTGAGGTCTCCCATCTGCACGCGCAGGACGCCGCTTTCATCGAACACCTTGATGGCGTCGTTGGTGATCGACATGCGGCCGCCGCCGGCAAGGGCGGCGTTGATCGCGATGGCGCCGGTGCGCATGTTCAATCGGAACACCGGTTCACCACCCGGGCCGACGGCGTCGGACTCCAGCCAGTCGGCCAGCTTGGCCGAGCCGATGCTGGCGCTGCCGATGATCGCCTCGTTGATAATGGCCTGGCCGCCCTGGATGACGAACGGCGAGATGGTTTCGTCGGTGTTGGGGTCGACCACGGCGAACCGAGAAGCTGCGACCAGCACCTGACTGGTGATCACGCCATCGTTGTTCTCGATGCCGACGCCCACGCCCGCCAGGTAGGGCACCCCGTCTACAGTGAGTTGGGCCTTGATGGTGTACATGGCGGCCAGCTCATTGATGAGTTGCTGCACCACCACCGAGGATCCGCCTGCGTCGTCAATCAGATCCAGCAGCTCAGTGCTGAGCTGGGTCTCGGTGATCTGGCCGTTCAGGTACTCGAGGATGGGCCCGGCGCTGGCGCTGGCGACGCCGTGCACCAGGCTGGTCCAGGGGCCGATGTTGCCGCTGCGGTCGACGATGCGCGCCCGGAACCAGAATTCCTTGCCGGCGGAGAGGCCGGTCAGGGTGTGGTTGCGCTGCGGGTACGGGAAGTCGCCCAGCGGAATCAGCTGCTCGACATCGTTGGCCTCGCCGTACTCCAGCTCAACCTTGAGCGCGTCAGCGGCACCGGTCTCAGGGAAGCCCCATTCGAGCTTGATGCCGAACACCAGGCCGGTGGCGGTGAGCGAGGCCAGCGCCGGCGGGTCGCCGATCTTGCCGTTCAGCGTGGTCTCCATGCTGCTGGCCGGCAGGGACTGCACGTCCAGGGCGTTGATGGCCCGAACACGCACCAGGTAGTTGCCGGCGTAGATCCCGGGGACCTCAAAGCCCAGGGCGCTGGTGCGCGGCACATTCACCCAGGGGCCGTCGTCTTTGCGCCACTCCGCCTGGTAGGCGATCGCGCCGGCGGCGGGCTCCCACTGAGCGCGCATGGTGGTGATCGCAATGCCCTGGTCCACCTGGCTGTAGCTGTCGATTGTGACGCTAGTCGGGGCCGGCTGCGCGCTGGGCGGAATCACCGAGATCGGCGGGTTGTCGATGCGCGCGCCCGTGTCCACGTTCTGGTACTTGCCGGGGTCATGCTGCACGGCCGTGATCTGGAACAGCCCCTCTTCCACCTGGGCCCGACCAATCACGCGGAACTGCTGGACAGCCAGATCATCCGCGTCCACGGACCAGACGGCCTGCGCCGCCGGCGTCTCGGAATACGCCGTGGTCACCGTGACCTCCGCGCCGCTGGCCGCCTGCACCGTGCGGGCTTCCGCCTTGCCGCTGGGCAGGTTCACGATCAGCCGGTCGCCCGGGTTCATCTGCGCCGGGCGGTCCAGAGTGACCTGGGTGTCGGTGGCGCTGTGGATCCGACCACCCAGCGGCCGTCCAGCCAGCAGTTCATCTGCCACGCCGATGATACGGCCCGGCAGGGGGATATGGCCGTCCAAGCCCACGCGGAAATCAACGGTGCGGTCCTTGCTGTTGGTGAGCAGCGCCCATTTACCGCGGCGGTGCGCCTCGCTCTGGCGGGTGCAGCCGATGGCGGTAAGCTCCAGCTGGTTAATGCCATAGCGGCGCACCAGGGCCTGGTCGGACACGGCGACCACGTCGCTCTGGTAGTCGTTGTCCGGGTTGTCCCAGCTCACCAGGGCCGTGGAGTAGCGCTCGCGCTGGTTGGAGCTGCCATACTCGAAGTGGCCGTCCACCACGTTGGCCCGGGTGTACACGTAGTCGATGTCCCGGGGCATGTCGGCCATGCTGACCATCTGGCTGTCGGCCCAGTAGAGCATGCCGCGGTAGATCGCGGTCAGGTCGCGCAGGACGTTCCACGCTTGCGCGGCTTCCTGGATGTAGATGTTGCAGGTGAAGCGCGGCTCTTGCCCGCCCCGCCCGTCCGGTACCCGCTCATCGCAATACTGGGCGATCTGGTAGAGGGCCCACTTATCGACGTTGGCGGCGGTGAGCCGCCGGCCCAGGCCAAAACGCTCCGCCCTCAGCACGTCGTAGCAGACCCAGGCCGGGTTGTTGGTCCAGGCCCACTTGAAGGTGCCGTCCCACAGCCCGCTGTAGGTGCGGGATTCCGGGTCGTAGTTGGTGGGTACCCGGACAACGCGCATCTTGCAGTCGACGCTGACCTGCGGGATCTGCTGGAACTGTGAGGCGTCGAACTCGATGAACAGCAACGCGGTGTTGGGATAGCGCAGCTTCGCATCGATCACCTCGGTGATCGCCTCCACCCTCATGGCGTTGATCACATCCGATGAGGTGGAATCCGGCGTCAGCCGGCGCACCCGCACCTGCCACCCGCTGGTGGCCGGGGGAAGGTCGATGCGATGGGAGCGCTCATACTTGGTGGTGGTCTTGTCGTTAATGCGCCCGTCCAGCACGGTTTCCCAGGCACCACCGTCGGTGGACAAATCGATGGCGTAGTCCACACGGGTACCCACGCGGTCGCCGTTGTCCTTGGTGCGCACCAGCAGCGGCCAGCTGACGCGGATCCGCACGGCGGACAGCTGGGTGTTGCTGACCGCGCGCACCCACGGCGTATCGCTGGGCAGATCCACCGCCACGGCGATCTCATTCTGGACGTTCGGCATGCCCTGGATGTAGGACTGGTGAGGCGTGCCCGGGCGGAACTCCCAGCGCACACCCGGGAAGTTCTCGGTGCCGCTTTCGGCGATCAGCGGGGTGCCGTCCAGATAGATGTCGCGCCCGGTGATGCCGCCTGCGAACTCCCCTTCGCCCAGCGCCAGCAGCATCTTCGCGCGGGCGACGGAACGGATGGAATCGGGCGCTTCTACGGGCGTATGGGGCTTCTCGGAGCCCTTGGAACCGGTAAACAACGGAATCACGCCAGATCCTCAGCGTAGATGCCGCCGCTGATGATGGCGCCACCGATGCGCCGCCGACCGTAGCCAAGGCCCACCGGCCGCCCCTGGGCGACCGTATTGACCGGCCCCCCGAACGCATAGCTGGGCTTGTTATCCGGGCTCTCGCGGCCGCTGAGCTCGCCCACCTGGGGCGAGAGCATCTGCACCACCCCACCGACCATCATGCCGACGCCGGCGTAGATCATGGGCGTGCCGATGAACGACAGGGCACCGGCGGAAAAGAAGTTGATGGCGGCACCGGCCACCACCAGCACCGCACCGACTATGGTGGAGACCAGCCCGCTGTTCTTGCTGCCTTCCAGAATCGGGGCAATACGGATCGCTTCACGGTCGCCCTGCAGGTGGAGTTCGTCTTCAGTGAGGTTGCGCTTGCCGTAGAACACCGCGTACACCAGACCGCGCTCCCGGCTGGTGTTGAGGAAGCGCTCAAAGCCCGGCAGCTGGACGCACAGCGCACGGACGGCTTCCGCCGGCGATGCGACGGCCAATCGGAACTCGCGGCCAAAGGTGGCCCCCAGCACGCCGTACAGGCGCACCGTTCGAAGTGTCTCTGCCATGGGTCAATCCTGATATCGAAGGTAAAGCCGGGTGCGCTCGCGCCAGTAGCCGCCGTACACCTCGCGGCCGGAGAGCTTGCCCGGCATGTGGTGCAACATCATGTTCTCGCCCAGGTAGATGGCGCAGTGGTTGGTGACCGGGGCGCTCACCTGCATCAAGATCACATCACCGTGGGCGGGCTCGGCGACCTGGGCGAACCCCACCGCCTGAAAGCTCTCCATGAGCACGTCCTGATCGCCGCGCTCCCACCAGCGGTCTTCAGTGGGAAACCGGGCCAGCTCAATGCCCCGCTCGGCCTGGTACCAGTCCTGCACCAGGCTGTAGCAATCCAGGGCGCCATAGACGTAGGGCCGGCCCACCAGAGGCCGCCGGCCCTGCCGGGGCTCCAGATAGCGCAGGTCGCCCTCGGGCCAGCTCAGGATGTACCAGGGCATGCCGGAGAGGTCGCACATGGCCTTGTCGTGCTCGCTGGGCCGGCTGGTGGCGTCCGGGTGGCTGTGGACGATGGCGAGCACGTCGCCGACGTCCTCCGCCGCGGCGTAGTCCTGTGGGTCCAGGGCGAAGTGTTCGGCGGGATCCCGCGCCAGATTCCGGCAGGCCCGGTAGGCCTGGCGCCGCCCGACCGCGACGATCAGCCCGCAGCACTCACGGGGGTACTCCGCCGCCGCGTGGGCACGGATGGCGTTGAGCAGTTTCTCGCGCATAGAGGTATCAGCGAATCAGGAGGGCGGAACCCGGGAAACCGCCGAACGGCAACTCGTTATCTTCACCAAACCGCAGCTTGCAGTCGCTCAGCAGGCCACCGCACTGGTCCAGGGCCGGATCATCGGTGGGGTTGCCGTCTTCATCGGCCACCGGCGGCCCGGTGTAGCCGCAGTCCGCACCGCGGTACTCCCCTTTCAGGCGCCAGTCACACAGGCTGGTGATCTGGCGGCTGGGAATCTTCTGGCCGGACACGTCCGCCGGGGACGACAGCTGCCACTGGATCGCCTCACCGGTCTCGCTGACCTTCTGCTCGACGTACCAGATTTCGGCGCGCTCTTGGGTCGGGTCCGCTTCCGGGTTGTCTTCGGTGAAGTTGGCCGCGTCCAGGTAATGCGCGAAGGTGGTGCGGATGGTGACCCGCGCCTGGGCCAAGTCGTCCAGCGCCAGACAGAGGGCGCTGAGCGTGCCGTCAATATTGCCGGCGGTGAGGGTGGGCGTGGGTGCCCGCCCATCCCCGGTGACTTCCAACCCCTCCAAGTCATGCGGCCAGGCGTGGTATGCCTCGCCCTGCCAGAAAATCGCTTTCGGCTGCAGCGTGTCGTCGGCGACCGCTTCCGCGCCGGCCAGGAGCCGGTCATCGCCGGCCTGGTAAAGGGTGGCCCCGGCGTAGAGCGCAGCGAAATCCGCCCAACTGTGCGGAATGTTGTAGTTATGGAAGCGCAGCACGTCGCCCCCGAACGCCGTGCAGTCGACCTCGACCAGCCGGATCCTGCTGCCTGGTTCCAGCTGCTGTACGTCTGCGTTGAACATCTCAGTTCAGCAGCTCCGCCCGGCGCGGCAAATACTCCGCCGCGATGATGTCGTTAATCCGGTCAGTGCGGGCCTGCATGCGTGCCAGCATCGCGTCCGGATCCTCCAGGTCACCGCGCAGCGTCAGGGATCCGTTGTCCAGGGCCTGGGCGAGCGGCGCGATGCGGTCGAGATAGCGGTGCTGCACGTCGGGATCGAGCGTCTCGCCACCCAGCACGACCTGTCCCAGGCGAACCGCGAGCGCCATCAGCGCCTCGATCTGGCGCGCCTGGTCGGCGACGATGTCGTGGATGTCGCCGGCCTCGGCTTCGATGCGCCGCCGCGCCGAGGCCTTGAGCTGGCGCACTGGCGGCAGATCCAGGCGGGCGCTGTTCAGTTCGGCATCGGTCGGGGCGCGAGTACCGGCCGGGGCTGTGGCGCCCTCGGGGATGCGGTACCAGTCCAGGCCGCCGGCGGCGCCTAGGCGGCGCGACTCCGGCGGGAGGTCGAGTTCATCGATGGGCTCATCAATGTCGGGCTGGGGTCGGACGATGAGGGGCATGGCGGTAACTCCCAGGGTTGATCATAGATCACGGAGCGGATAAACCCCTCCGCGTTAGCGTGCCGTGCGTGCGCCAGCCAGCTGCTCATCTGCTGCCGGGCCTGATCCAGTGAGATGTCGCCGTTCGCGACCCACCGACGCAGGCGTTTCACGCGCCGCTTGAATCGGTTCAACGAGCCTTTACGCAGGCGGCGGGTGTGCGGCCACAGATGGTAGCCGACGAAATCCAGGCCCCGCCCATGACGCGGATGCACCGGGAAGACGCTGGTTTTGTGGTTCGTTTCCAGCGCCAGGGTGTCGGCGAGCCAGCGTTCCAGGTCGATGCGCAGCGCGTGGAGGTGGCGCTTGTCGTGGTGCATGATCACAAAATCATCCATGTACCGCGCGTAGTAGCGCTCGCTGCGGCGGCATTTGACGTGCTGGTCCAGCTCATTCAGGTAGACGTTGGCCAGCAGTTGGCTGACCAGGTTGCCGATCGGTATACCCTTCCCGGGCCTGCCCGGCTCGTGATAGCTGTCGATGATGTTGTCGAGCAGCGCGAGCGTGGGCGGGCAGCGGACCACGCGCCGAATCAGCCCCTTCACGGCCTGGTGATCGATGCTGGCGAAATACTTGGCGATGTCCGCCTTGAGAACGTAGATCTGGCCGTGGCGCCGGAGCAGTTCGCCCATCATCGACTGGGCTTTAGCGGCCGCCGCGTGGCTGCCTTTGCCGACCCGGCACGCATAGCTGTCGCTGATGAAGCGGCGCTCCCATAGGGGCGACAGGGCCGCGTAAAGCGCGTGCTGCACAACGCGATCCTCGAAATTCTCTAGCGCGGTGATCCGCCGGCGCTTCGGTTCGGTGACGTAAAAATGTCGGTACGGCCCGATGCGGTACTCGCCCCACAGCAGCCGGTTTTGCAGGTCGATCAGGTTTTCTTCGAGGCGCAGCTCGAAACGCATGCACCCGCGCGTCTGGCGCTTGCCCCGTCGAGCTTGCCGGTAGGCGTCATGGAGTGCATCGAAATCCGCGTAGTGCTGAATCAGTCGGCCGTGGCTTTTCATAATCCCCGCTCGTTACCGTAAAGGCGCGGCCGGCGGGCCTCCGCTGCGGTACTACACGCCGACCGCTGAGGTTTTTTCGGCACTCGGCCGGGGATTGAGCATCCGTTTGGTGGCACTGGGCGCAGACCCGTGAGCCTGCGGCTTCTGGCCCACTCAAAAGCGCCAGGCGAAGCCCGATATTCGTGTTCGAATTGCTGCGCGCATTGTTCAAGTTCAGCGCGCCGAGGCCGGCGTTGCCGCCATTGTTGCGATTGCCGCCCCGGAGCGGGATACGCATTATTAACGCTCAACCCTGTCTATGGCGGTGGCCGCCACGGACTCTTTTTCCGGCGGTGTCGGCGGATTGGTTTTGATCCACTTCAACCAGCCGCCCAGCATGCACCCGATTTCGTAGAGGTGTTCTGCCCACAGTTTATATTCCCGGTGCGGGAGAAAGCCTAACTCGCGGGACAGCCGGAGCAGAGAGCGCAACATGTCCAGTTCGGCGTCCAGTTCCTGCAGGGTTGTCTTCTTGTGATAGCGCCGGTTCGTGGTGACCACCAGCCGCAACAGTCGATACATACACTGCCGGATTTCCGCCGAGAGGACGTGCTTTTCGCTCTTCGGAAACTGTCGGAGTGCAGTATATCCGTATGCAATCATTTGCTCAATCTTGAGCTTGATTTTTAAGTCTTCCATCGCCTCATGCCGCCGCTATCGCGACGGCTCCAAATTGCCGGGGTGCAGATTTCAAGAAACCAAACGCGCCAGGCGAAGCCCGAGATACGTGCCCGAATTGCTGCGCGCATTGCTCAAGCTCAGCGCGCCGAGGCCGGCGTTGCCGCCAGCGCTGCGAGAGCCGCCCCGGAGCGGGATACGCTCACCTTCCAGGTTCGTGTAGAGATAACCGCCGGGGTCCAGAGTGCCGTTAGGGACGATCAGGGCGCGTTTTAGCGCGTCGGAGGCGCCAGCGTTTTCGCTCGCTGCCCAGGTGCTGTTGCCCGCGATGTCCCAGCCAGTGTCACCCCAATCTGCCTCGGGCAGGGTCGAGTCATTGTCGGCGGCGAGGAAGACGCGGCCGTCGACCATTTTCATCAGGTTCAGGCGCTCCCACACATTGCCAACCAGGTCGGCGATGCCGTTCGGAGCGCCGTTGTGGCGCCAGGTGTTCGGGCCGTAGCCCGTGTACGTGTAGCCCAGACCAGAATCACCAGGGGCCAGGCCGTCCGTGCGCGCCGCCACCTCGAACGGGTGAGAGTGCGAGCGGCCGTAGCTCGTGTTGCCGCGTGGCTCGAAGCCGTTGGCCATGCACCACAGCGACACGAACGCCCATTCCCAGATTGTCATCTGGTGCCAGTCGGCGCCGAGCGCCTGGGCGGCGGCGATCTGTGTGTCGAAGTTCTGGCTGGTGCGCGCCGCACGGCCGGGCTGGCTGACCAGTTCGCCGTTCACCTCAGCAGCCGGGTACATGCCGATCAGTAGCGTGCTGCGTTCTTGGCCGTTGACGATGAACGCCTCATGCATGCCGGCACCCAGCTCGCCGCCCGGCGCCAGATCCTCGGCGCGGGTTTTGCTGAGCACGTGCATGTAGCAGCTTTGGCCGTTGGGGGTGCGCTCGATCGTGCATAGGCCGCCGGTGGCGGCTTCGACTGCGCGGCGCTCGGGGTCAGGGGTGTAGATTTCGAAGCTGTTGAGCTTGGCGGTTACTGCGTCAAAATTCTGGTTTGTTTTCTCGAACGCCTCGCGCATGGTGTCCCCACCGGCCCCGGTCGGCGGGTCACCCAGGTTGATGTCTTCAATGTTCATGCTGTCCTCACGGGTGGAAGGTCTGCTCGAAGGTGGTGCTGATGGTGTACTTCTGGGCGCCATGGCCCCCGAGGCGCCAGCCGCCGGTGGTGACGTACAGGCCGGGTTCGCCGAGTGGCGGGGTCCAGTGGAAGGCGCGCGAGCCCTGGTGGGCTTTGATGAACGCCTTTACCGCGGCGATCTTGGCCGCTTCGCCGGTGACCTGCACTTCCCAGATTTCCTTGGCGCTGTTGATGCCTTCGGCGCTGCGCTGGGCGTAGCCGTCGCCGAACTTGGCGGTGCGCACCACCTGCTCGCCTTCGCCGGTGCTGGTGAGCCGCACCGGCCAGTTGAAGGTTTCGATGATCTGGGGCATTACGCTCTCCGCGCCTGGTACAGCATGCCGCCGGGCCGCTGCTCACGATGCAACCGCTGGGTGATGTGGCGGTCCACCACTTCTTTCATCTCGCGGCCCATGGCTTCCATGCCCTGGGGCGCTTTGACTTCGGACTGGCCGTCGCTGTGGATGGTGACGTCGACGTAGACGTTGCCTTCGCCCTGGTGGCCCGCCTGCCCGCCGCGCTGGAGGTAGTTTTTCAGGTCGACGTTGGTGCGCGAGTCGATCACGCGCTCGCCTTTCTGGAGCAACCAGGTGCCTTCCTTGGGCACGTTGTCGATGCCGTCGTGGGCCATGCCGGTGAGGGCCGTGCTGGCGATCACGCCGACGGAGGCGTAGCCCAGGCCCCGTACCACGTTAGCCAGGGTGGTGGAGATATCCGCCGCCAGGGCGCGGGTATAGGCCACCTCGGTGTTAACGATGGCCTGGGCGATGCTCGCCGCTTTGGCAATGCCGAACATCACTTTGTAGGCGGTGGACGACTTGTCGCCCATCTGCTCCATCAGCCCGGCGATGTCGCCGGTCAGCTGGCTGGTCATGGCCAGTGCCGCTGACGTGTACCCCAGCTGAATCTGGCGGCGCTGGTCGGCGGTGGACGCCTCTATTTCGGTGACCCGCCGCGCGTACTCTTGGTCGTTGGTGACCTTCTGGTCGAGAAACTCTCGCTGGCGCTGCAGTTCTTCCTCGCGCCACTTCTCCAGCTCCGCGCTGGCTTCGGCCACCCGAATCAGTTCGCCGCTGGCGCCACCCACTGCCGCGTCGACTCCGCCATACTCCGGGGCTTCGCTGACGGAGTTCTGCAGGATGCGGTCGCGTGCCGCTGCGCGCTCATCCTTGGTGAGCGAGGTGGTGCGCTGCAGGGTTTCCAGCCGCTCTTTGGTCAGGGCGGTGAGGCGCTGCTGGTCGGTCTGCAGGCCGGCCATCATGTCCTGGTATTCGCCCAGGGCGTTCAGCTCATCGAGCTTGATGGCCTGGTTTTCGAGCAGCAGCTTCTGCTCATCGGTGAGCTGGGAGAGCCGGGTGTTCTGCAGGTCGTAGCGCAGGCGATCCAGCTCGGTGGCGCGGCCGCTGAGTTTGATCTGCAGGTCCAGCTGGGCGACGGTGTCCTTGTAGCCCTTTTGCAGCTGTTCCGCCGCGCGGTTGGCGTCCTTGATGGCCTTCTCGCGGCGCTTCTCGGCTTCCTTGGCTTTTTCCGCCGCGGCGGCCTGGTTGTCCAGGGCTGTGGCCACCTCGCGGATCTTGGCGGCAACCTCCGGGTCGACGTCCTTGCCGAGGTCTTCCAGTTCCCGCTTGGCGGCCGCCAGGGCCGAGGGGTCAATCGCTTTCGCCAGCCGGTCCTCGAGTTTGTCGAGGTACTTGGTGGCGTCGATGGTGGCCTTGTTGAGCTGCTCGGTTTGCTCGCCGGCGACCTTGTTGGTTTTGCCCATCTCGGCGCCGAGCTTCGCCTGCATCTCAGCCAGGTGCTCGGCCCGTATCGCGCTGTTGTCCAGCGTGACGTTGAGGCTGAGCCATTGCTCCAGGGTGCGCGCGGGCAACCCGAATTCTTGCTGGATGTCCTGAAGGATCGGCACCAGGGCCTTACCCTCTTCGCGCGCTTTCTGCAGGCGGGCCTGAGCCTGCGTCAGGGACTGCAAGGCTTCCTCGGTGACCACGCCCGCCGACTGGCCGCCGACGGCCTGTGAGGTGCCGCTGAGGATGTCTTGGAAGGCTTCCTGCGCGCGTTTGGCTTCTTCCTCCTGCTGACGGCCCCACTCGATCAGCTGCAGGGCGCGCTGGGCCTCGCCCATTTCCTTGAACTTCTTCACCGCCTGATCCAGCGGGGTGTTGATGTCGATCAGGCTTTCGCGGGCTTCGTCGGTCCCGTCGCGGAACAGCAGCCAGCTGGTGGCCGCCATGCTGGCCAGGGCGATCAGGCCGGCGGGGCCGCCCAGCAGGGTCATTACGCCACGCCCGGCCCGGCCCAGGCTGGTGGTCGCTTTGGCCGCCGCGCTGGCCCGCTCGGACGCGGCAGAGGCGGCGTTGGCGGCTTTGGTGGTTTCGGCGGCGCGGGTGGCGGCGGCTGCACGCTCGTTGTAGGCGGCCTCGATGGTTTTGCTGGACGCGACCGTGGTGGCGGCCAGCTGCGCCTCAGCGGTTTGCACCTGCTTGGCCACCGCGATCTCGGCGCGCCGCAGCTCCGCCATGCGCGACAGGCTTTTCTGGCGGCCGGTGTCGGTGATCTGCGCCTGGAGGCGCTGGCTCTCAAGGCTGCGCTCTGCCGCCAGGGACGCCTGGGTGGTTTTCAGGCGCTCGATTTCCGCCGCCTGCACCCGCCGGCTGGACTCGACGCCCGACTGCGCCGCTTGGACGCGGGCCCGGGCCTGTTCCAGTGCGAGCTGGGCACCGCGGCGCTGGGTCTCGGCGGTATCCGCGGATTGGCTGGCCGCGAGCGCCTGGGCGTTCGCGAGCGAAACCTGCGCCGCTTCGGCGGTGACCAGGTCCCTGGCCGCACCGACGGCGGAGGCCCCCAGGGTGGCGAGGTACTTGGTGGCGCCGCCGGCGATCAGCACCAGGGCGGCGCTGGCGACGGCGTCCATGTTCTCGGCCACCTGGTCGAGGCCGGCGGCGAGCGTGCGGGTGCTGCCGGTGGCGCCATCCGCCCCGCCGATCCACTTCTGGAAGGCGTTGGCGACACGGTTACCAGAGCGCTGCACGGATCCGGGCAGGGTTTCAAACTCGGCGCGCAGCGTGTCCAGCTGGCTGATCAGGGCGGGCACCACCTTGTCGATGGTGAGCTGGCCCTGGTCGGCCAGACCTTTCAGGTCTTTGCGGGCCTGCCCCATGCCGGCGGCCAGGGCTCGCACCACCCGGTCACCGGCTTCGTTAACGGCGTTGAACTCTTCGCCGCGCAGGACACCCTGGGACAGGCCCTGGGTGAACTGGCGGATGACCGAAGAGCTGTCCGCCGCGTTGGCCCCCGAGAGCTGCAGGCCGGCGGCCAACGCCTCGGTAACGGCCACCACCTGCTCAGAGGAATAGCCGAATTCGCGCATGGACGCGGCCGACTGAGCGAACAGGTTGGCGTTGTCGGCGTAGACGGTACCGGTGCGCTGGCTGAGCTCGAAGATGGCAGCCTGGGTGCGCCGGAAGTCTTCCTGGCCGCTGGTGGCCTGGCGCAGGCGGGCGTTGACCTCATTCCAGCCGTCGGCGAGCCGTACCACGTTCTGGGCCGCAAACGCGGTGGCGAGCACGGCCCCGACGCTGACGGCCTGGCTTTTCACCTGCTCCAGGTTGGCGTTGAATTCGCGCAGGCTTTGCTGCTGGCGCCGCATGGCGGCCTGGGCCCGGCGGGAGCCGGATTCCATGGACCGGTAGTAATCGCTGCCCATGCGGGTGGCGCGGCCCATCTCGCGCTGGTAGACGGACGAATCCGCACTGATCTTGACGATCAATTCGCGCAGGGTAGCAGTCATGGGTCACCGATCAGCAGGCATAAAAAAACCCGCCGAAGCGGGTTGTTTGGGATCAGGCAGCCTACATGGAGAATTCCAAGAGGCTCCAAGTATCATCTTCTTTGTAGTACTGAAGCGTTAACGAATAGGGGTTTCGGAGCATTGCACCAAAACCATTTTGCGCATCGACATACGCCTGCACTGAAAAACGGCATTCGGCCAGGGGCAGGGCCTGAACATCGCTACTGTAGTAAGCAGGAAATTCCGCCGTAGCCGGAGCGACAAGGCGCTTCTTAACGTAGGCTTTCGCCACATCATAGGCCCGACCAACATCGTTGCAGGGGTCAGCTCGGCGAGCCCTGTCCGCTACTCGATGTGGTTCATTGTACCAAGCGGCGTATCCGCCCCAGATCGCAACCAAACAAGTGACGCCACAGAAAAAAATAGCGGCGAGCCGCTTCTCAGATGCGCCACCAGCCTGCTGCAGGTTCCCTGTGACCCATGTGGACGCCACTACAAACAAGGTCGCGATGATGGCTATGATAATCATCCGTGAACTCCTTTTTTCACAGACTATATCGGCTTCACAAGGCTGGGTCACCCCGGCAAGAAACCGGAAAACGCAGCTTCAAGACCGTCGTCGGAACCTTCCTCCGCCTCGCCCTGCGCGGGCGCCCATTCCAAGATGAGGTCGGTCATCTTGACGTCCGCGCCCCTGGACATGAGCACCGCGCTGGCGACCTGCGCGGCCTGGGCGTCGCCGCGGCGATCGCTGATGGGCGATTGCCGGTCGAACTCTTCCCAGAGCAGCAGTTCACTGGCGGGCATTTCCCGCCGCAGTTCCCCCAGGGTGCGCCCCATTCGGAGCGCCAGGGTCATGAGGAAGAACAGGCCGGGCTCGGCGGCTACCCTTTTTTTGTGTCGTCGACCCCCTGGTGGGTGAGCCCGCCCAGCTCGATGGCGCGATTGAGCAGCCGCATGTGCACCGGGCCGAAGACGTCGGCGAGCTCGCCGATGTGTTCTTCCTGGAACACCCGCTGGCCGTCCGTGTCCAGCAGGACGGGGGCGAGCAGCTCGGCGTTGAGGCGGTTGTCGGGCAGCGGCGGCGCGCCAGGTGTCTGCGCGCTTTCCCCGCTCTCGGGAGGTTCGCTGCCTTCGCCCTTGGGCGGTTCGTCGGGCACGCCCAGCAACTGGCGGTAATGCTGCCACTCACCGGCGGAGTGTTCGCGGACCATGACTTCGACGCCGTCCCACTCGGGAACGGGGATCCGGTCATGCCGGAAGCCCGAGAGCGGGCCGCCGGCCAGCTCCCGGAGGGACGGTTTCTTCTTCGGCGCCATCGTGGTTTATACCCCGCCGCCGCCGGTGACTTCGGGGCCTTTGACGCGGAAGTTGAACCCCCCGCTCCAGGCGCCGTTCACCGAGCCGCTGTAGTTGTATTGGCGCACCTTGGCCAGGAAGGAACGCGTGCGTCCGCTCTTAAAGGTGATGCGGATGGCGCGCAGCGAGCTGTCGGCGTTGGCGGCGAGCAGCGAGGCCTGGCCTTCGTCTTCCGGCTTCCAGTTGCCGTTGAGGCTGAATTCCGCCTGGGCGGCCAGGCCGTCGTCCATTTCCTGCTCATCAGAGCAGAAGGTGGTGACGTCAATGTCGGATTTCTGGCCGCTCTGGAATGAGATTTCCTTGCCAGTGCAGGCCAGTGATAGCCAGGAGATGGTTTCATCCTCGAGGGACGTTACCGCCGCGGCGGACACGTCGATGAGCGTGCCTTTGGTGAGTTCGTACTTGCTGGGCATGGTGGCCTCCACATTTTGAAACCGCACGGCGGCGGCGGGTGTTTACGGGTGGCGCCGGCTATTGCCAGACGCGCAGTTCCAGGGTGGCGCGAAAGGCGCCGGTGTCTTTGTCGCGGTCTTCCAGTTTCAGCAGCTCGCTGCCCTGCAGGGGCGCGAGCGCTTCTTCAACAGCGGCCCGCAGCTGCAGGGCTTGCAGCAGCGATTCCGACCAGCAGTCGATTTGCACGGCGGGGCCTTCGGGGCCGTGGCCGCAGAACACATCGTCCACCGGGGTGCTGGGCACCAGGTAGGTGATGTAGGGGGACGGCGTGCCCTGGGGCGCGATGTGCGGATACACCCGGCCCTGGGCCAAGCCGTTGAGGGACTGGACGGCGTCGCCGGCCAGCTCCATATCGGTGCCGGCGAGGACCTCGGCGGCGCCTTGACCGGTGAGCAAGGCGAAGATCAGGGTGTGTATCATCCGCGCGCGAGCACCTTGTCAAAGTTTTCCAGCGCCTTGGCGATCGCCACGCGCCCTGCTTCGTCTTCCTTGGCGTCGTAGGCCGGGCGCAGGAACGGCGCCGCCGGGTGGCGGGCCGTGCCGAACTCGACGAACTTCCAGTAGAAGGCGTTGTTCGGGTCGCTGGCCTTGCCCTCTTGCCGGATCTTGACGCCGGCGGTGGCGCGGCTGCGGCTGGTGACTTTGGCGGTGTCGCTGACGATGTTGCGTGCCAGCTTGCCGGTGCGCTTTGTCACCCGCTCGCGGGCTTCGTCCCGGATGACACCGGCGCCGGCGCGGGCGGCACTGCGCAGGGCGCGGTCTTCTTCGGCGCGGGAGAGCAGTTCGAACTCGCGCTCCAGATCGGCTAGGCCGATGAAATCCAGTGAGAGGCTATCCATCACGCAGGCCTCGCTTGCAGAGGATGTGAATCTGGCGCCGCTTGGCGTCCACCAGGGGCGCAACGATGTCGTAGACTTCACCGGTGCCGGTCGGCGGCGGGTGGAGGATTCGCATGTCCGCCGTGACGCCGGGGTAATAGCGCATCAGGATTTCTGAGCTGACCTCGGCGTGCTCCGCCCGGGCGGCGAGCAGCTCGCGGCCGTCCAGATCACGGATTTCCATAGGGAGCCGTTCGACGTCTTCCCATGCGCCGGGCACGGGCTGGCCGAGGGCGTCTCGCCCTGGCACCTTGCGCTGCAGGGTGCCGCGGTGGCGCAGGCGCCCGGCTCTCATGGGCTCACCAGCCGGCGGTAGGGCCACATCAGGCGCTCGGCCCCGTTGGGCAGTTGCGCGACGATGGTGCCGGAGATCACGTTCTCCCGGAATTCGTAGAGTTGGCCGACGATCAGCAGAATGGCGGCCTCAATGGCGGGCGGCAGCACCAGCCCGTCTTCGTCGTCTTCGGGTACTGTCTTGCCTTGGGCGTACAGCTTCCGGTTGATGTACTGCTCGGCGGTGTCCACCGCCGCAGCGATATAGAGATCGATGAGCTGGTCTTCGTCCGTGGCAAACACGCGGAGGTGCTTTTTGACCAGCTCTCGATCGATCATGCGTTGGGCGCTCCGTTCGCCCGGGCAGCTTCAATGCTGGCGATCAGGTCTTCCTTGCGCATGTTGGCGTAGCCTTCGACATCCAGGGCCTTGGCCATATCCTTGAGCTCGGGCACGTGCAGGTCCGCCAGAGAGCCCGGCTGGTCCTCGGCGCCGTCCCACGGCACGCCATAGCCTTTGCGGATCAGCTCACGGCCGTGGGAGTCGTTGGTGGTGAGCGGCTCGCCCACACCGACAACCTCACGGCCTTGAAGCGTCCGCCGCAGCATCTTCAGTTTCATCATGACGTCCTAAGGCGGGGCCGAGACCCCGCGGGGTTAGGGATTAAACCGCCGGCGGCGGGGTGAACGGGCCTTCAACGAAGGCCTCGGGCCGCTTCACGGCCAGCGCCAGACGCTCTTCGCAGCGAATCGAGATCATGTTCTTCTCGAAGTCGTCGGCGTTCTCGGTGGAGATCACCACGTTGGCGTCTTCACGGTCGAACAGCTGGGCGCCGGCGTTGAACGCACCGGTGAGGAAGCGGCCCTGGAAGGCGTTGGCCTCGGTGGCCACGACCGGCAGGCCCCACAGCACCGGTCCCGCCAGGCCGCTGGGGTTGGCCAGGATGTAGCGGCCCAGGGTGTCTTTGGTGAGCTCGATCTTAGCCCAGTCGATGAAGTGCAGGACGTGGCCACTGGCGGGGAACCGGGCCAGCTGCGCCTGCAGCATGGCCAGGCGCAGGTCGTCGATGCCGTTCTGCTGATCGACAGCGAACGCCGCGTTGAACTCGGATGCCTGCGGAACGATGCCTTCCAGGTTGGTGCCGGTGCCGTCGCCGAACAGAATCTGCTGCTCTTCGGCGTACTTCAGGCCGTAGCGCATCTCGGCGTCGATGGTGGACGCGAGCTGGGCGAAGTCATCCAGGATCTGCTTGGAGGCCTTGAACATATGGGCCACCGTTTGCACCGGGGTGATCTTGGAGTTGAACGCGATGTCGCTGTACGGCTTGGTGGTGTTTTCGGCCACGGTCGCGGCGTTGTTGGTGAAGCCGGTTTGCTGGACCCAGAAGATCGCCGGCGCGCCGGTGCGGCCGGGGGAGATCAGGTCGCGGATGAACAGACGCTGCTTGGGCATCACGTCGATGCCGGGCAGGCGCTGGGGCTCCACAATGCCGTCGGGCACGTCCGGGCTGGTGAGGGCGTCCTGCACCGGCACGCGCAGGCTGCGGCCCTGCTCCAGACCGCTGGCGAAGGGCTTCATCTTCTCGTTGGCGATGACGATCTGCCCGGCGCTCTTGGCGACTTCCTGGGCCCGGCCCAGCGGCATGCGGGCGAAGTCCTGTTCCAGTTCGCCGAGGCTCGCCTGCAGGGTTTTCACAGACTCGGCCAGGCCGTTGTGTTGGGTGGCGATGCGGTCGACCGCTTCTTTAGTTTCAGCGGAGAGCTGGCCGGATTGCTGCGCTTCTTTCATCGCGGCTTCGGCCTGCTTGCTGAATTCGCTGGAGACTTTCTCCAGCTGGGCCGTGGCTTCTTTGAGAAGCTCGGCGTTGGTTTTGTCAGCCATGGTGTTCTCCGGTTACGCGGGTTGGGATGGTGAGAGTCGCTCGAGCAGCGCTCGCATCTCGGCGACAGCGGCCGTTTCGGCCTGGGTGTCGGTAGCGTCGTGCGTACCGGGGCCGGCAGCGCTGGGCGTGCCGGTTTTGAGATCTTGCATTAGAGACCGTCGCTCGCTGCGCGGGACGCCGGCGCGGGCCAGAATCACGTCCAGCTTGCGGGCGGCGACTATGTCGGTGTGGCGGTTGTCGTCACCGCTGAAGAGGTTGTCGCACCAGCCGGCTTTGACGGCTTCGCTGCCGCCGATCCAGGTTTCGGCGTCGAGCGCTTCTTTGACGTCGTCGAGGCCCAGGCCCGTCCGGGCGACGTAGATGTCGGCCAGGGTCAGGTCGAAGGGCTCCAGCCAGTCGGCGATGGCGCGCAGGTCGTGGCGGTTGCCGCAGGTGCAGACCCAGGAGTTATGCACCATCAGGAACGCGGCGCGGGCGATCTGCCGGTCGTCGCCGGCCTGGGCGATGAACGACGCGGCACTGGCGGCAAGACCGATCACCTTGGTGGTAACGTGCCCATTGTGCTGGCGCAGCAGGTTGTAGATGGCCAGGCCCTCGAAGACGTTGCCGCCGGGGCTGTTGATCAGCACGGTGACGTCCTGGTTGCCGATGGCCCGGAGGTCCTGCTGGATCCGTTTGGCGGTAACGCCGTCGCCCCAGAGATCGAAGCCGATGGGGTCCATGATGGAGATCGTGTTTTCGCCCTCGCCTTCCTCGGCGGCCATCAGGCTGGGGTTCCAGCGTTCCAGGGCGCTGGGAGCGATGTCACAGCGCACGCCGTCGCGCGGTCGCGCTTGCGGCGCGGCCGGGATCTGCTTGATCGTCATGGGGTACTCCGGTTAGTCGGTCGGGCCGTTGCGACCTGCCATCCAGGCGGCGGCCACGCGATTGGCGGATTCGTGGACATCGCTCAGCTTGTCGATGGGCACCAAGTTGGACTGGACGGTGAAGATGTCACCGCCCTCGAACGCGGGCAGGTTTTCCCGCCGGCGGATCTCATTCCGGTTCATGTAGCCGTTCTGAGCGGACGACGCGTAAAACTCGGCCCGCCCCTTGGTGTCGGCGCGGAGCAGGCCTTCCACGGCGAACTCGAAGAAGTACGGGTGGTCGCCACCTAGCAGGCCCATGTTGAGTTCCTGCTCGATGTTTTCGATCAGCGGCCGCAGCGTGTTGGTCAGGAACTGAAGGTTCATCCCCTCCACGCTGGACGCCCAGCTGCTCTGCTTGGTGGTGTGGCCCACCATGAACGGCGGCACGCGCCACCAGCGGCAGATTTCCTCCACGTTGAACGACCGGGTTTCCAGCATCTGGGCCGCTTCGGGGTCCATGGTGATGCCTTCGTACTTGAGCCCGGCTTCGGCCACCATCAGCTTCCCGGCGTTTTTCGAGCCCTGAAAGGCGGTGAGCTTATCGCGCAGATCCTCGCGCTGGTCTTTGGTCAGAGTCTTGTCCGTGGACAAAAAGCCGGACGCCTGCAGGCCCTGGGCAAACACCTTGCTGGAGGCTTCGTCAGCAGCGATGGCGGAGCCGATCACTTCCTTCCCTGTGTTGACCGGCATCATGCCGGTGACGCCGTCCAAGCCGAACCCGCGAATGTGGACGATGTCCCGCTCGGGGATGACGCGCCGGGAGCCTTCCTCGGTGTAGGTGTACTCGAGTCGCCCGGTGGGCAGGCGCTTTACCGTGACGTTCTGGGGCAACAGCGGGTGCAGCGCGACGATCCGTGCGCCGATCCGGCGCTTCTCGATAAAGGCGTTACCGCGGAGGCAGATGCTGGCGATCACCAACAGCATGAACCGCGCGGGCGTCATCTCTGCGTTGGGCCGCTGACAGAGCAGCGCGTACATGGGGTGATCGGTGGCCGCTTCGCGTGAGCCGTCTTCCCCGCGACGGTAGAGCTTCAGCGGGAGGGTGGACACGGTTTCAGAGAGCAGTCGCACGCAGGCCCACACCGCAGAGAGCTGCAATGCCTTGTCGACGTTCACGGCCTGGCCGCTGCTGCTCGTGGCGCCCAGCTCCCGCCAGAATTCACCCGTGGTCAGGCTGACCGGCACGCCCAGCCAGTTCAGGATCGCGGCTTTCACCCGTCCTGGCTTTCTGGTTTTCGGTGTGTCTGCCATTTAGACGCCTACCATGATGGGGGATTCGAGGAACCCGTCGAGGTCGCCCCGCTCGACCAGTTCGGTGAGGGTGAGGGCCGTCGCCATCACTGACGCGACAATGCCGTCCACCCGTCCCGTGCTCTTGCGTTTGTCCACCTTCCGATTGCCTGCCGGGTCCTGCTGGTACACGGCGTTCGCCGCACACCAGGTGAGAACCGGGTGGCCGCTGTGCCGAAGCTCGCCATTGATCAGACGGCGCTCGAATTCGTCCACCGCCGGCGCCATGGATTGGAAGCCCTGGCCGACCGGGATCAACGGAGGCAGGCTCGCCCCTTCGTCCTCGATCAAGGTGTTGAGGTCCTCGATGCGCCAGCGGTCGTAGCCGATGCCCTGCAGGTCGAACTGATCGGCGATCTCGACCAACCGCTGCAGCACGAATTGTTTCTTGATCGCTTTGCCGGGCGTCGTCTCCAGGTGCCCGTCGGCCAGCCATTGAACGTAGGGCACCCTGTCCTGTTCGCCCTTTCTGGCCAGGCCCTCGTTGGGCAGCCAGAAATACGGCACTAGGCGCCAAACCGGGTCACTCTCGGTGGGCTCGAACAGCAGCACCAAGGACGTCAGGTCCTGGGTGCTCGACAGGTCGAGCCCGGCGTAACAACGGCGGCCCAGCAGCTGCAGCACGTCGTAACCGAGATCCTGCGCGGCGACCCAGGCGTCCCGCGAGATTGCCGGATTGTCGGCCTGTACCCACTGGCAGAAGTTCAGCCGCCGCACGGTGGCTTCTTTCGAGGGCATGCCCCGCGCCTGGGTGACCTGCTCGCGCAGGTACTTGAGGCCGGGGATGCCGTGGCTCAGCGAGGGGTTCGCCTTGTACCAGCAGTCCTCATCGTTGAACGGGTCATCGGTGTCGTCCATGCAGCAGACGAAGCCGAAGAAGCTGTCATCGACCAGCGCGCCGGAGGCGACCTTCCGCGAATACTCGTGGTAGTCCCAGCAGACCGTCAGCTGGTCGGTACCGGAGTTGGTGATCATGAAGATCAGCGCCTGCTCGCGGCTTTTGGTGCCGGCCCGCATCATCTCCACCACCATCCCGGTCTTGTGCTCGTGGATCTCATCGAGCAACGCCACGTGGGGACGCGGGCCAGACTGCCCATCGTCCGCCGACACGGTGCGGAAGAAGCTGCTGGTGCGGTGGTACGCCAGGTTGAACTCTTTGCCCGCGGCGCCCGATTTCACGATGCGTGTGGTCAGGATCGGTGACTGGTCCACCATGGCCACGGCGTCACGGAACAGGATTTGCGCCTGGTCTTTCTTCGTCGCTGCGGCGTAAACCTCGGCCCGCTCTTCGCCGTCGGCGGTGAGCCCGTACAAACCGACGCCGGCGGCCAGCGGCGATTTACCGGACCCTTTGGCGGTCTCCACGTAGGCAACCCGGAAACGCCGGTAGCCCTCGTTGTCGAGCCAGCCGAACAGCGAACCGACGATGAAGACCTGCCACGGCAGCAGCTTGAACGGCTGGCCCTCGAAACGGCCGCCGTTGAGCTTGAGCACTTCCTCGAAAAACCCGATGGCCCGCGTGGCCGCCTCCAGGCTCCAATGAATACCGCGCGCCGGTCCCTCTTCCAGATCCGTCAGGTGGCGTTGGCAGGCGTCGCGCACCTGGGGCCCGGCGATGAGATCACCGGCGACCACGGCCCGAGCGTAGGCCGTGGTGCGGTCCTCAAAGTCCGTATTTTCGGGCGGTGTCGGCTTGGTCATTGGGGAACAGTTCGCCCTGGGTGGCGACGCCGGCGCCGAGCTTGGCGCGCGCCGAGGGGTTCAGCCCGAAGCT